CCTTTCATGTCCTCTTTGATCTTATCGACCAGATTAGGCGTTTGAATGACGTCAATCTTAGATTCATGAATCAGGCTGGCAGATCCACGCTTTACACTGGCATGATCCAATAAGTCTTCAAATACCTCTTGCAAGATACTTTGCGGTTCTTCATTCACCACATCAGCATGCGCAATACGGATAAGTCGTGAATGATGAATGCGCTTCTTGGCATCATTACCCATTTTCATATCGTAAAATTCAGGCTGTTTAAGTAGCCCACAGCATGCCGACGGCGGTAGATACGTATTTTTATCTGCCTTGATATATTTCTTCTTGATGACCGTAAAAAATTCCAAACGGCCTGTACCAAGTTTAGTGATATCCAAAGGCTGATCTAATGCTGCGCCATCTGCTGTTCCAAGCAGTATGTATGCTTCACCGTAGAGGCGTGAAAGGATTAAGCTGGATAAAAGCACATGCTCTAAGTGAAATGCCTTACACGCTTCCTCTAGGCGCTTTAAATCGTCACCCTGAATCCCCTCAAAGAACCATCCAGCACGAAGCATGTCCGAAGCAGGACGATTGACGATGCGCCGTGCCAACCAATTCTGGTACACTGCTTCCAATTGTTCATCGTCAATGTCTTTACGAATGAACTTACCGTGTGATGCCTTATCGCGCTCAGTACCAATATTCGATACCAAGTTGGTATATGCACCGGCATCACCAATGGCATTCATTTCCTGTTTTACCGCATCTGCTACAAGCGTTTTAATTTTACCGCCTGTATCAGACTTTTTATCTTTAGCCATAAATACCTCTAATCAAATACAGACGATGCATTCGCAGTTGGTGCAAATGCCATCACAACGGCGTCAGCCACGTTGGGACTTGGCACTCCACGTTTTGCTAAATCCTTTTTACTCTCAACTTTCACACGACCATCATCAGCATATTGACGCCTTGGTGCAGACAGCTCATCCATCAATTTTTCAATATATGAACAATCACCAGAAATACTGATCAATTTATCAATGGTGTACTGATGGCCTTTAGTCACGGCGTTATATGTATTTCTGAAGCGATCCGCTAAAAGCCACCATGACTGAGCTTTCAGGTTGTAGAACATATCTTTATTCTTCATCTGAGTACCGTCATAAATAGCATCAGGCTTATGTACTGCATCTGCCGCATTAAATTTAAGGTACTTAATGAATAAACGTCGTTGCTCATTCAGTTCTTTGAATTTGGCACCCGATGATGCACCCACACCAATAGAATCGTAAATGATACGAGCTTGATGTTTTTCAGCGAGCGCATAAGTACGAGTACAACTCACAAGAAGCTCATCCTCTTGACCTTTCCATTCATCAACATCATGCAGGATTGATCCATGTACTAAAGCATTAGCACATTTATCATCACCATCATCTGCAACATCGAAACCAACACGTTTGGTTCCTAACCCTTCAAAATTCAGTTTATTATGCGCATCAACAGCAGCAAGGATCCATGAACGTTTAATAATGACAGAATCATCATCTTCCTTAGGCTGACCTAAGTAGATGTGATTATAATTATCTTCATCTTCTTCCTTAGCTGCTGCTGCAACTGCAAGCGCCGTATTGGAAAGGAATGGATTGTCTGGATAATTGATTTTTCGAACGACTGTATTGGGTGGTGGATTCGTCACAAAACGTCGATAAACAAAGTCGGTGGTTAATTTTGGGTTAAAGATAATCCAAAACTGAGAGAATTCCTTTCGGATCGTCGGCTCTAGAATTTCCCACTGCTCTTGAGTGACGTTATGTGCTTCCTCAAGCCAGCATATATCAACCCCTTCAAGAGATTTGATTTCATCAATGTTTCGCCACAAACCATAAAACAGAAACTCTGAACCTGTGTAAATATTCTCGATTTTATTATTAAGAATACGAAATCGATCTTTCAGCCCGAAGCGCTCAATCTGTACCTTAAGCAAAGAATAAACAGACTCTTCAATTTTATTTTGGAATTGACGTGCACACAGGATGCGTAGCTTGTAGTTGTCAGCAAGGAATATCGAAAACCCTGCCGCATCCCAAGACTTTGAGCTAAATCGCCCGCCATATAACACCTTGTTACGGGCTGGCTCCATCCAAAATTCTTCAAGTACTGGATTCAGGGTTGCTTGTTTTTCGCCCATAGAAATGACCTAAACCTGATGGATATGAAACCTCATTTTTAACTGAGCTTTCAGTTTTATTGGTGTACTGACCACCTATGTCTTTGGCTGCCTGTTCCTGAATCTTTAATCGGAGAACATTATTTTTGGTATTTAAAAACATATTTTCATAACGCTGAAGTCGGACAACCAGATTGGCAATAGGAATGTTTTCAGGCTTACCCAAGAATTCGGCACGAGTTAATTCAAATTCTTTTTTGAATTCTGCACTTAAATCTTTACCTGCTCTTTTTGTTGGATCGTAACGCTCACACTGCTGTCGAGAAACACTTAAGTTTTTGTACTCTTCGTTGACGAGTCTTGCTGTTTCTTCGGGTGTATTAAACTGCGCAAGCGACCGAACAATAAAGAGTTTCACCTCTTTTCTGAGGGTTGCCATAAATTCCCACCTGTCAACGTACGTCAACGTAAATAGTCAAAAAAAGAGCCATAAGGCTCAATTAATCACACAGTTCCCACAACACGCAGACACATTAAAATCAGATACAAACGTCGCATTCTTTGTGATTTCGACTAAGCGCTTAACACTTTCGCTTGCGCCCCAGCGTTTGACCACACCATAGAATTCTTCAACGTCATGGCCTGCCAAGTAATGCTTTGGTAAGCCCGTATTGTCGCTATAGATAATCTCGTCATCTTGATCACGCTCTACGCCTATGTGGTAAAGCTCATGCTCGATCAAAGCACAGAAATCATGATCTGAAGCTTGCTCACAGAATGATGCGTCTATAGTTATTAGATAAACAGGGACACAGCCAAACCAGTCCCGCATCTGCTGTTCTTGCCGAGCTTTCTTCCATCCACCTTGGTTAAACATCACCTTTTCACATTGCCCTAGTACCATGCGTTTTTTAGCCATACATGCTGATGATGCCCAAGCAAAAGCTAAAAAGGTTTCATCGTCGTGTAGTAGCTCAGAGATATGGTTATGGTCTGGATTGTGTAACTGGCCACCAAAGGTTAGAAAGTTTTTAACCACCCATTCTTTTAATTCCACGGCGGGCGCAAGGCGAATTGCTTCTTCTTCCTCTGCCTGATCAATGAGATCCGTTGGTGGGAATGGTCTGATCTGTTCCATTGAATATTTGTCTCTTTAAGTTTTTCAGCCATTGTGATGAGAAATTGGATTCAATCTGTAGTGGTCCACATTCATCAATCTTGTAGCGACTGGCTGACTCAATACGTACTACGGTATATCCCATCTCGGCAGCGTCATCGTAACGGTCTAGGCTCCAAGCCTTATTTGCAAGTTTCCCACCACGACCACCCGACCAAGGCCCTCCCGAAATCTCAACCAAGATTCGGTGCTCAATTAAATGGAAATCAAAACGCCAATGCTTGGTAGATTTAAATTGGAATTTCTTTTCATATTTGATGCCTAGAACACCTAAAGCATGTTCAAATTTTTCTTCTGCTTCTAAATATGCGTCTTTGGCCTTTGGCAAAGGTTTAGAACGTGGTTTCGTTTTAGGTGGGCGCTTTTTGGTTTTCGAGAAATAGTCGTCTACGTTCATATATTTCGACCATTAAAAAACCACCCGAAGGTGGTTTGCTTAAAACAACATCGACATCTGCCCAAACTCATAAATGATTAATGTAAGGACTAAAGCCGAAACCGAGATTACAAGCACATCTTGTGAAGCCATACTTATCTCCCTTTTATTGTTCTTTTTTTATACTCTCACGTTTAAAAACATTTTCAACACTAAAGTATACATTTCTCACAATTTACAGTGATAGACATGTAAGAAATTATAAAAAAATAAAGATTAATCAAAATAAACATGCAAAACCTTAATGAAATTAATTAGATTTTATAAAATTGTAGTTTTTTGTTTAACTTT